TATGTGTTGTTCTCTTCTTCCAGACGGTCAACCTTTGCTTGTAAACCGTAAGCCTTCCGGATTGTTCGCTCGTGCGCCTGCTCGACCAAGATCAGATCGCTGATCATATCCGGGCGAGATAAGAACAGATGGCGGGCGATCCGCTTGTATGCCGATCTGACCTTATCGGTGTCGTGCACACCGCTGATCATCCCGACCAGTTCTTCATAGGTCATGCTTGGGTTACTCATAGCGTCTCTCCCATCCCGACCAGCTCAGAAACTTGCGCATTGCCACCTCTGGGATGCCATCCGGATATAAACCGTCCAGATAGTTGTTGTATGCAATGTGGACTCTTAAGGTGTCGAAACTGATGAGTCCGTATTTGTAATCGTTCAGATCCTTGGAGTCCGCTGCAGCTGCAGACGGAACGAATGCGATGCGATCATACGGGAATCTGGCCTGACGTGCTTCCTGATCGGCCATCTTGTTTATCCTGATAGTCGCAACTATTGGTCTGCTCATTTGAATCATCCCCTTCTAATAAATCGTGAATCTTAATATTTTCCAGTTTGTCTTTGATAATGCCGATTTCGAGCGAGTGCTTCACGATCCGCTCCAGAGCTTCACGATTGGCACCCGCTTCGATCAGTCTTTCGAAGTCTGCTTCGACGCAGTCCATGCGGTTTCCCAGTTCTCTACTGAGTACCGCCTTCAGCGCCATTCTGCTCTTCCTGGCGGATGTGGTTCCGGACTGTCGTAGTTGTACAGCCCATTTCATCCGCGATCTTCTCGATTGACCATCCTGCCTTATGCAGAGCGATCAGCTTGCCGTGATCGATGCCGGACGGACCGGACTTCTTCGGTTCTGTCTTTGGCTTGGGCTTTGCTTTCGGTTCGGCCTTAGGCTTGGGTTCAAGCTCCGGCTGCGGATCTTCCTCTTCGATCAGAAAGCCATCCGCAAATCCAAGGTCCTCGATCGTTGTCTGCGGGTCGATCTCGAACATGATATAGACCCGATGCCCGTTGATGACGCGTTTCACTGCGTCTACCAGTGCGATCTGTTTTAACATTGTTCCTCCATCAGAATGGCAGATCCGGATCGCTGATCTGAATGCCTGGGCACTCCCGCCGGTAATAAGTTGATGTGTCTTTCGTCGGCCATTTCTTGTATTCCCAGTTTTCAGATCCGAATCCGAAGATCTTGTCCCAGTTCTTAAATTTTTCAAATTTACTCATTTTTTACCTCTGTCAACGACGAAACCTTTGGTCGCCCGTAGCGTATGGAGACAAGCGCCCGCAAGGGCGGGCTTGTCCACATACGGTAGGCGACGTACGACATTACGACGATACTTATATATAAGGGTTTTGTCGCTATACGACGAAACCCTATAGGGTGTCGTCGTCGTAGTCTTGTTTTGCCGTTTCTTTTCCCCAGATGCCTGTGTACCCGATGCTTCTGAGAGACTTATAACCGGCTCTTGTCAGCATGCTGTTCAGCGTCTGAGGCCTAATGTTCGGCTTCAGGCTTTTCAGCTCTGAAATCTTGAATGCTGTATATCCGTCAACTGCGACCGGCTCACACTGTTCGACCAGACTGTCGATCTCCTGTCTCTGCTCGTCACGTTCAAGCGAGGACATCTGATTGTTCTCTTTGGTCAGCAGTTTACAGTCGGCAAGTCGGCCGTCGGCGTCGACAATATGTATCGGCCATGCGAAGAAGACATTCACCGGCTTGATCGCCTTGAACTCTCTGAGAGTCGATTCAACGCGCCATGCGGTCCATCCTTCCTCGCGGTCGATCTCCGGAGACCAGTCGATCTGAGTCATTGTTAAGATCGCATCCGGATCTCTGGCGAAGGTACCAGCGCCTGAGGCTCTGTCTATGATCGACTTGCCTGCTGCGATTCCTTTCGCGAAGTGATGCGCGTAGATCACGGCTGCACCAGTCTCTTCGGCAATCCTGTCGAAGTGTGCCACCATCTTTGCGACATCGCCGTTGCTGTTTTCATCACCCTCAAGGACTTTGTACAGCGGGTCTATCATGACAGCCAGGTATTCTCTGTTCATCATTCTGTTGATGATGATCGGCGCCAGTTCTGACATGGTTTTACCTTGGCCTCTCAAATTCCAAATATCGATATTTTCGATGTGATTATCGAAATTCAAGCCCATAGCGTTGTAGATGTCATAGAACCGGCGGAAACACGATGCGCGATCGATTTCCATGTTGATATACAGAACTTTTCCCCGCTTGCACTTATGCCCGAGCCATTTGTGACCTTCGGCGATCTTCGCAGCCAGTTCCATCAGGATGAATGTCTTACCGGCTTTGGAAGTCGATGAGATGATCATCTTGTGGCCCTGTCTGAGAATGCCTTCGATCAGCTCCGGCTTCAGCGGAGGCATGTTGTTCCACATATCTCTCAGATTCTCGATGTCCGGCATGCCGTCGTTCATGGCAGATACCCAGATCTTCCATTCTTCGAATGTTCTCATGCCGATGTTGGTCTTGATTAAGAACTGCTTATGATCTCCGCGATAGACGCCCGGCAGACGGCTGAGGCGGGACGGATTGATATTGGATGAGTCAATCTCCATGCCTGCGTCATTCAGCACGTTCTTGATGAAATTGAACTGCGTCCGGTAATCTCTTTCAGATACCACACTGACCGGAACGATCGCATGAACCGACTTAGATCCGGAGAACACCATCGCCTTAATCGGGATCTTGATCTTCTCCAGCATCTCAATCTGAGTCTCAACCGGCAGATTGTCGCACTCGATCAGAATGTTCTTGAACTGGGCAACGTTCTTGTCATCGATACCCTGTCCATCGAACGGATTGATCCGGATCCAAGCGCCTGCCTCACGGTTATAGCTGCCGAATACCTTCTCGATCGGCTCACCGTCATTCAGCATGTCGATCAGTTCGCCTGCCGTATGCGTATATGACCCTTTGCCTGCAGGGACATACTTCCCTTTGTTGTTCAGCGTAGACTGCATCGTATAGCCGATGATGTCGCTCGGTTCGAACACTGCTTCCAGGTATCTGATCAGATCCATTTTCTGATCCCAGTATGATGGTTCAGAGAACGCAGGCTGTTCGCCTTCGATATATTCGTCTTCCCATGAGATAACCGGACTGTATTTGTCGCCAGACATGTACACGTTCAGCTTTTTTTCCGGAGACCATCCGCGTTCCTTTGCCATCTGGACAATGGTCCCGCCGGTGATGTCGCTGCGGTTGAATGACGCCCACTTCATATCGAAGATCGCTTCGTCATATCTCTCTGCATCGGTTGACGACCAGTCTTTCCATGTTTCGACAGGATAGCCTTCCTCTTTGAGAGCCATGCCGACATTCACCCATTCCTGATATGACAGCCCGGCGGGATCGATATAGCCAAGCAGTTCTTCGAGATTATTTTTCTCCATTGTCCACCTCGAGCGTTTCGATCTTTGCATCCACTCTGGGAGTCTCTGAATAATGTTTGATGATGGTCATCTCGACGATCTGAGAGTCATCGGCATAAGCGATGCCGTTCAGAGCGTCACAGACGATCTTTGCGATATTGTCACAGTCAGGCTTTTTCACTGGTCTGATCCAGTCCAGCAGCATTGCCATTCTGTTCTTCTTGGTGATAGATTTCGGAATCGAATAATATGCCCAGATGATCACTCTGATCGGGATTCCCGCCGGTATTGGCGTGTGCTCGGGATTCTCATCCGTAAAGCACAGTTTGACCAGATTCTCATACATCGCCGTGTCGTGCGGTGTATAGGCATGGCCGGAGCGCCCGAGACGCGGACGCCCCTTGCCTTTCGGATCACCGGGAATGGTGAACCGAATTACCATCCGAGATCATAGCCTTTCTTCTTGGTGTCTTTTCTCGGTGCGACGAATCTGTCAACCTGGTTGTACATGTTGCCTTTGTATTCGCGCTGGGAAGTCTTGACGATGCCCTTCTTACCTTTGATGTGGTCCCAGTCCGGAGAGAATGTCTTCTGTCCTTCCTTGATCATGCCGATGCACTTGAAGAAGGCTGCGATCATACCGGCTGCTTCTTTGCAGACATAGAAATTGTTGTTCAGGAATGCTTTGCCCTTGTCGGTGTCAACGTGGATGTTGACGGTCACCTTACCGCATGCCGGGATCTTGTCTGATCCGTTGAAGTCACCGAAGTCAACAGAATCGACTGTAAATTCATATTCGCCCGGTGCGAGAAGAACATACTCCTGTTCTTCAATGTCAAATGTCATTGTGTACTTGCTGTCTGCCATGGTATTACTTCCTCCTCTTTTCAATAGACCTTGCCAGTTTTTCGAAGTTGCTGATCAGATATTCCAGGAAATCGTCTTCGTATCCGGAGACCGGCACACTGTCCGTGTACTGTCCGGTACTGCCGACAAATGCCCTGACTTCACTTTCCTTGATTCCTCTTGCTTCGCAGAGCTCTCTGAAGTCGTCCACCAGTGTCTTCATCTGCAGCGGTGTTTCATCATCGATGATGTCAACATGCGGTGCGTTGATGTCCAGAAGCTCCTTGTGGTGTTCTTCCTGGGACTTCAGATCCTGTTCGGTCTGCTCAGCAACTGCGTCGGCATATCCGCCGGTCTTCATCAGATCCGCAACGACTTTCAGTTCGTAATAATCGCGGATGTGGTCATCGACCATCTTCAGATCGTTCGGGATCAGATCCGAGTCGAACATTCCGACCGGAGACTTGACCGTGTCAGATCCGGAGTTCTGCGTGGAGAAGCAATACTCACCATCGTTTACATTGGTCCGCAATACGATGGAGAACATGCCTTCCAGTGTGATCTTTTCATCGATCATCTTGCCGATTGTCTTGGCTTTTATCGTGGATCCATCGGGACTTGTCTCGACATGCTGAAGGAAATAAACGATTGTGTCAGCGGGCAGTTTCTGCGCGCAATAGTTCACCAGATTCCAGAAGTTCTGCCCGATCTCTGTGTATTTCTCGTAGCCCTTCTCTTTGGCGCGTCTCATGAACTCATTCGCCATCAGATACTGGGCATCGTCGATCACGATGGACTTCTTGTCTGTCTTATTCAGGAAGTTACGGATCGTGCCGTAATCATCCGAGCTGATGGAATCAAATCCTTTTGTTCTGAATGGCAGCGGTTTTCCGATCACGTTGACCACCGCCAGATCGTCTTTGGTGAAGTTGCGGAGACTGGCA